CATGCGCCAATCTGGATCAAATTTAGCACATTCGATGTCCATCAAGTTATTGGCACGTTGCACAGCACGAATATGACATTCAACATTATGACCCATCATCAATGCATAGGCAAATGAATCCCACGAGGTCTTGCCTTCTTTCTTGATCTTGTTCAACATGCCTGGTGCATAGTGGCATATATCTGCGATCGTAAGTCTGCGACCAAAATCGCTTTCGAAAGGAAAAGGTATATCGTGCCGTCCGGAAAGATTCTTAGTGTCCGGGGCCTTATCCATGATAACACTGAATCGTTTATTGGAATGTTGGGCGTTAGTATATACCAGTCCGTGAGCTGTTGCAATGAAAGGTGATGCGCAGTCAAAGGAAATAGTGAAGTTTTCATTTATTTTTTTGATCTCCCGTTGGATCAGTGTGAGATAACAGGCCCAGTCCAGTTGTGCCGTGCCCAAGAAGTGCATCCAGTCCTTGCCTTCTAGCATGCCTTCAAACTTCAGTGTAATAAGTCTGCGCAATGTGATAGGCATCTTGCACATGTTAGCGCCACCCATGGCCCAACCTTCTGCTTCCTTACCGGCATACTTGCCTTTGGGATCTGAAAACTCTTTTACACCTTCATACCAACGTTCAGCTGTGTCCCAGTCTGAACCCTGCAGCACGTTTAGCCACTTGGTCTGGCCTAGACGATTCTGTAAAAAGTAGTCATTGTTGAATCGAGTCTTTTCTAGGCAGTCTTCAAACGTCTTAAGACCAGTCTTAGGTGAATGAATATGATCACAGGCCCATGTAGGCACGTCAAGCATCATGCTCCAATCTGCAGTGACCTCCAACCACTCGAGAATCTTTTGACGAGTCTTGTTGGCCTCCGCACCTTCAAAATTCAACCAATCAAATTTAAGAACACCTTTACCAATCTGATATCCACCAGAGTCACCTAGGATCATGGTCTTTGATCGATCTCGATCTTGTATCATGGATTCCTGTACTAGACTCTTGTTGAGATCTAACTGTGCGTGTCCTGCAGAGTAAAGACCATACTTATAGTAGAAATAGCCCTGTTCAGGATTTAGGAAGTTCATGCCTTCGATGCCACGATCGAATTGTTTAGGAACTCGATCTGCCGGAATAAATTCTTCTACTCTCTGTTTGGCGATATATGTGGAATAAAAACTGCTGATAGCAGGCAGATATACCGCATAGTCTTTCTGCAAAGGAGTAAGGTCAATTGGTTTTTTCATATTATTATTTAGGCGGCCTGTGCAGGAACAATATATTTGTAAGTGGCTAATCCACTGTCAAGTGTGATCTGAATAGCACCTTCATTGCTTAACGACATCTTGGTGTTATTAACATCGGCGATTTTAAGGATACTCAAGATTGGTAGCACTGGCCAAGTCCAACCACGATCCAGTTTGCCTGCTACGTTCTGTGCAAAAATAAACTCACCACCGTGTGTGCTAGCATCACCAAAGATAAATTTGAGATTGCCGCCTTCTGTCTTGGCCAAGAATGTTGGATGCTCATTGTTGGCACCTGCTTGAAAGTTGAAACGCTGTACCGCGGCCACACTAGGTTCCAACTCCACATCCCACTTGACGCCACGGAACTTGACAGTTTTCATCTTTTCGTTGATGATTTCTGCATTCATGAAACGATAATCGTTTTTAAAATCGCTGTCTTTGTTTTCAAAGTGAATGCCTACAGGAATAACGTCACCGTTGCGTTCTGCAGTAGTGATTGAAATCTTTGCATCATCCTTGTATTCTGCGCCATCTAACAGATACTTCAGTTTGTTGAGCTGCGGCATACCAAACACGCCCAACATGTCTGGATAAGGATTAACCGTTTCTGCTTCCATAATCACTGAACGGTCATCTGCCATTGAGTTGATTGTGGTTTTTTCTTCTGTGCCTGTGACCTTGACCGTGGTCAAGAAGCCTAGATTCTGTGTGTGGCTTACGATGTCTTGTAGTATATCTTTCATTTAGAGATTCTCCATGTATATTAAGATTATATTTAGATCTTGAGAAAAAATCAACCTAGAAATCACTCAAAATCAAACAGTTTGCTGAATGTGTTATCCGACCTTGTTGAACTGATGTCCCATTCCAAGACACCAATAAGGTTTTCTAGCTTTTCGTCAATGACAGTGGTTTCCATTTCACTATCGTCGAAAGGCAGATCCTTGAACCACTGCGGCAGCCTCAGTTCATCCACAGGGTAGGCCACTGAGGTATAGCCCATGGGATTGTCTTTGACCTTGCAGACGATGACCTTGGCTCCATCTACGATGGCCATAGAATATTTGTCATCCATCATGCGCTTCAAAGTATTCCAATTTAGGCTTGCTCGAACGTGTCCAGGCATGTTGGTCTTGCCTGCTTTCTTTTCTTTGTCACGGTAGTCAGTGATGTTGTTGGCACGTTTAGGTGATCCTTTTTCCCAACCAGGGCGTGTTTTGAACTCTGTGCGAAAGTCAGTGATATATTCCAACACTGATTCTTTGGTCTCACCGTTCAGGACCTTGGTCAATACTGCACTCAGGAATTCTTGGATAACAACCGGGGTATCTGACCGCTTGAGGTCCAGCCCCATGGCTTTGATTTTTCCTGGTCCATCACTGTCGGAACGTTTGCCTTCTTTGTCGTAGTATAAGACCGCATATCGTTTTTTAGTGATGAACAGTCCTTTGCTTGCAACAATCTCGCGACCTGCCTTGATGACGTCTCCTCGGGTCCTTGGACAGTGGAAGGCGTCCTGCATGAATTTGACAAATGTTCCATTGACGGTTTCTCCTATGGTATCGTAGAGTTCAATTACCGATTCCCTAGTCCAGGGAATCACTCCTTTCTCGATGTCTTTCTTCAGCGTTGAATACGCAGAGAAGTAACAAGAGTCTGTGTCACCGTAGATGATCGCACGACCGATGTGATCTGCTTCTCCGGTGATAATTTCATTGACCTTGGCAGCCATATGGCGAGCAATGGCCCTGCCTGTGAGTGTGGTTGATTGCCCGATACGATTATCAAAGAATCTGCAGCCTGGATTTAAGATAGCACCGTACAAACTATTCAAATTAATCTTCTTAACCAGTTGTCGTTTGTCCCAGTATTCTTCTTCAATCTTGTTTCCAGCGGCGATACATTCTTTGAGTTTGGCCTGCATGTCCTTTCGTTCAGCATACCAACGCTTTAACAATCCGGGGATGATACCTTCTTTTTCATAGGTAAAGATAGTACCGTTAGCACTTAGCATCCATGGTTGATTTGATTCAAAAATCAAATCGTAGACCTGTGCAGCACTAAGGGTGTCAGATCCTCCATCTTCCCAGTCGATGGTTATGTCACGTCCTACTTTTCTTTCGAGAACGTCGGTGTATTCTAAACTACCAAATATACCTTCCCAGGCCGATGCGAATGATTTACCCTTGGCCATTTCAGCCGCGATATAGTCTTTGGTGCCATCCTGACGCAGTTGCCCCACGATGGTTTCCGGTCCCATGTTCAACGCACGAATGGCTGAAGGATACAGCGAGTTGATGTCTAAGGAACCAATCCATTCGTGAATGCCTTTCTTGGGATAGGCCACATAAGCACCAGCGGCCTGTGTGTCTATGCCATCGCGATTCACACGATTTGGCACGATCATGCCACGTTTGTGTGCTTCGTTGATAATGGCCTGCTCTGTGACTGCCACAGCACCCATAGTGGTGGCTAACAGCACTGTGCATTCATGGGCCAGTGTATTAGCCAGGTCTAAGAACTTTAGTTTTTTATCTAGTTTGTCTAGCAGAGCAGTGTCTTGCCGATTGTATTCTATGAATCTACGGAAGTCATTGTTGTATAATTGGTCCAAGGTGCCTTCGTACACAGTCTTGTTTTCACCGATCTCCATTTCACCGATGGCATCTAGTCTATAGGTATGGCGTTCCTCATAGGTATATTTGCGGTACAGTTCAAGGCTGTCTAGATGCACACGACCGATGAAGTCATAGGTCACGGCAGTTTTGCCATATTTTTCGTATTCTCGCTTTTTAGGAAATTGATCCCACAGACAGAAACGTCGTGTGTCCTCTTTTGATAATACCTTGGTCACGCGATTTACTGTGTAGGGAATATCAAAACCTTCGGAATTCCAACCACTGAGCACATCTACATCCTGTATGATGTCCAAGAACGTGTCTAGCATTTCCGATTCAGTCTCAAACAGCATGGTATTGGGCATGTCTTCGACCTGACGCTTGGCTTCCGCCATGCTGAGTGTTTTAGGAGGTATGGCCAAACATATCATGGTCTCCATCCATTGTAGATACACGGCGATAGCAGTGATAGGCATGAAGGCATCTTCGGGCGATGCATATCCACGTTCTGGATCAAAGTCCACTTCGATGTCGAAGAATGCTACGTTGAGTTTAGGTGCGTCGGTGTTGAGATAGTGATCTTCTAGGCAACGATATATGGGATTGATATCGCTTTCATAGAGTTTTTTGTTGCTGTGTATGGCCAGTTCTTTGCGATGCTCTTTGACATTCTTTGAACTAACACGGCTTAATGGTTCGCCTTTGATTGAGGTAAATTTACCTCGGGGATCGATGTAATAAAAAACATGCCTCGCGGGGTATTCTTTGAAATGTCTCTGACCTTTGTCATCGCGTTCGACCACACGGATGATGTCATTGTCGCGATCATAGAAAGCGTCTACGTAACTCATTTATTCTCCTATGCAATTTTTAGGCTTGCAAATACCAGTGTGCGGTTTATGGCCTCGCCTACCATCTACTCTTATTTAACTACTTAGCATCCTTACTAACCCCACTGTATCTATCGTGGTCAGCAAGATGTAGTTAGCCAACATGCCAAACGATTTCCTAGTATAAGCAGCCCAAGCATACATAGCGCAGCCGAGAATCCAAATAGGGTAAAGCGCCAGTAAAGGGGGATTCGGGACTGTGGCTGCCATAGTAATACTACACCCAATACTAATAGCCCAAGCAAGCAACTCAACAACAAAACGGAACTGATTACTACGCCAATCATCTCGTATCCATTCTAGTGTTGGTCGAAATACGTCATTGATCATTTAATCCTTTTCAGGCAAACGTTTGGTAACACCTAGTATCATTTCGATCTCATTCCATTCATCTTCATGAGATTTCCAATTGTCTTTGTGTGCTATGCGTATGGCCTTGTTAATGATTGAGGGTTTGATCTGCAGTTCTTCTGCGACAGCTTTGACAGTTTCTTTGAGACCTTCCTGCAGGTCTTCGAGCTCACGGAGTACATTCGAGCCTTCTGTGATCAATCTTTCCAGTTTGGCTTTTTCTTCGGGACCGTACATTTTCGTCATAATTTCTCTCCTATAAGATTATTATACAGGAATAAAAAAAGCCAGTCAATGAATGACTGGCTTAGGTTTACCAAAAGGTTGATTTATTTTTGAGCTTCGCTGAGCACGTCATACATTTCAAATGTACCTCCGTTGCGCTCATAGATCAATCCGGCATATAATTCTGCTTTCATACCTTCACCTAGTTTGCTGGTAGCCACACGAGTAGCCCAGTTAAATAGTGACTTGTCTAGAGGATCGATCTGTTGTTGTCCACCGCTTTCTTGAACTAGTTGAACCATCTGCTTGAAACTTAATTTTGCTTCTACTGATTCTTTTACTGGACGCTTTTTGCCTTTTGGCATCATCGCGCTTTCAGTTTTCTTTTCCGGTATTCCCAGTTTTTTACGGAATGCTTTTCCTAATTCGCCCTTTGGTGTAGGCTTAGATTTTTCATCGTACGGCTCATCGCGTCGGCTGTCAAATTCTGGGCCAGAAGTATAATCATAGTCGTCGGATTTTTTCTTAGCTTCGTCTACTTTCTTGCCAAAGTATTTGGCCTGCTTGTCGCTCATGCCCTTCTTGCCAGCTGGCTTGTCATCGCCTTTGTCAGCCGCAGCTTTTTTCATTGGCTCTTTCTTGTCGCCGTCTTTGTCGATGTCTAGGAAATCTGGCTTAGACCCTTCTTTTACTTCTTGTTTCTTGTCCTTCTTGGCTTTGATCTTTTCGTCTTTCTTGGCTTCTACCATCTTCATGAACTTGCTTTTGAATTCGGGTTCTACACTTTCTTTCTTGGCTTTTTTCTTTGGCTTGTCATCTTCGTCATCATCTTCTTTTTCTTCACTGCCGCCATAGGCCTTGCTGCTCTTGTGAACAATGCCTGTTTTTGTTTTTTCAACGG